AATGGCTTCGTCCTGACCTTCGGGTGTTGAACTCCAGATGCCGAGATTATCATACATCCAACGGAATACGCTGTCAATGTCATCCAGGCTGCCCTGAGTACAGATGATCCGACGTCCGTCAGTAATTCTTTTTTCCTTGAACATTTCCACAGCATCCAGTCTCCAGTCTCTGACTTCCAGTGTGTCGATGTCACTGGGCTTGATCAGAGTTCCTGACACGGATTTCTTCTGTGTCATGTGCAGGCATCTACGCAGATCTGGATAGGTTGCTTTGACGTAGGTGTCCAGTGTGTCTAGATCAAACTCCACATTCTCAGTCATCAACACAGTGGCCGCACGGGCAGTGAATTCAGTGACATCGGGTTTGGAAATATGTATGCGTCCTTGCTCACAGCGACTTTGTAATGCCGCCATGATCTTGTTGGGGTAGTTACAGGTCAGTATGAACCTGACACTATGGCTGTAACTTTCGATCAGGTTACGCAGGGCCGGCTGAACACTGTTGATGTTCATGTAGTCAGCCTCGTCAATCAACACAACCTTGATGCGACCAAATGGCATGGTCTGACAGAATGGTTCCAGGGTGTCAGTGACCCATTCAATCTTACGTGCTTCTTTACTGCCATTGGCTTCCAGGATATCATAACCTTCAATGCCCAGTTCATTGATCAGAACTTTGGCCAGAGTGGTCTTGCCAGTGCCAGCACTGCCACTTAACAGAATGTCAGGAATGTATTGATCTCGAATCCAGGATTCGATCAGTGTTTTTTGTTCAGGATCAGTGAATACATAATCCGCCAGTAATTTGGGACGATATTTTTCAGTCCATGGTTCTTTCATCGAACTTCCTTAATTGATTAATAGAGTGATTTCTTTTGTGCAGGTACTGCTGTTGAGATTGTATCGTCTGCTGCTGGAGGTTCGTCAGATACAAAAATAATATTTTTAGGATCCACACGACGCAGCGTCATGGCTTCACCCTGTACTTCCACTTCAATACCACGTGTCCAGCGTCCGTGTTCCACGAATACCCATTCACCAACCTGAACATCTGTCTGATCATGGCCCACAGCATATACCTGTGCCCAGCGTGGGCGAATACCAGATGTGTGTCCGTCGTCATTGATTAGTAGTACACCGCTGCTGAGTTTACGACCAGCAAAGTTCATGTCCCTGACGATAACATAGTCTTTCAGGGCTGTCAATTTGTCGATTTTAGTTGCGAATATGCTCATATTATATACGTGTTGGTCCTGTGGGTTTGTTAGGTGGAGTCAATAGATCCTGTGTAACAGTGACTTCACGTGCAATGCTGTCAGCAAAACTACCACGAAGTGGAGGTGCTGCTGGTGCTGGTTCTGCTACTTGATCAAATGGCACCCCATCTGGGTCCACTGCTGGCGGTGGTGGTGCAGCACGGCCTTGCTTTACACTGGCTCCTGCCTGACGTTGTGCTTCTGCCACTGCCTGGGGATTGTTGTTGGCCACTGGTGTATGCATTTTATAAAACTTATCCATGCTCTGATTACGACCCAAGGACACCTGCCCACCTGGTCCCAGTTCGTCTCCGCGAGCATTGACCTTCATGTTACCCACTGCAATGGAATCTTCGTTGTTTAATCTCAGGTTGTCGATGTCGACATTTTTACCCTGTGCTGTTCTGTAAATTTTTCCCATCATGTACTCCTTTTATAATATTTATAGGCTGTTGAACACTATTTTAAGAATTCTTTTATATCTAAATCATAGTAGAGTGAGTCAATTCGATGTATCCCAATAAGAAAAAGAACGTATGAGGCCACACTACTACCCCTACCCACACCCCATATCACCGAATGTTGTCGCATGGTGTCCACAAAGTATTTCAGATAGCGCAACAATGGAAACATGTCGCGTTCCTGATATAACAATAACTCTTGGGCTACCCTTTGCAGTTTATCATCAGTGTCGCATTGATTCAATAGCCAGGCTGCTATGTCCATTTCATTGTATTCGTTGGGCATGTACCAGTGAGTCTGTTGATGGTAATCAAATGCTTCCACGGTATCGTCATACAGAATGCCAATGGGCATCTGATATTGCTGTAAGTGTGGCAAATCGCTATAGGTCATTCTCACTGATTTATTATATTGTTCAGCATCTGTTACCAGAAACCTGGTGAGATCCAGTTCAGGATTTATATACAACAAATCACATATCTCCTGTGTGGTGGTATGTGCTTGTCCGAATTTATCGTAGTTCATTGTATGTCAATGATGCCGCCGAATCCCTTGCCTTCAGCTGCCATTTTCTTGGTCAATTCAGCCATCTGACGTCCGTTACGAATCTGGATCTCATTCTGATAATCTTCCATGATCATCTGGATCTGTGGAATGATACTCTGTGGACCAAACCTATATGCCTGATTGAATCTCTTGATCAGGTCAGCATATTTTTGATGTACTTCATCATCAGTCAGCGTGGATAAGTTGGTGCCCAGTGGATGCATTATAGATCTCCGTGTTGCCGATTTTCTGAGTAGTGGGGATCAAAGTCACCACCAGGATAGCGGGCCTTGAGTTTGTTGACGTTCTCGGCAATGACGTCATCAGGGTTCAAATTCAGGGCGCGACAAGCGTTGACCCAGTACCACATGATGTCACCCAATTCACGTTTCATATGATGTACATTTTCTGCATTTAAGGGTTTACCCTGGAACAACATCTTCTTGGGGATTTCACAGAACTCACCGGATTCGGCAGCCAAGCCCAGACAAGCGGTGATCAATAATGGTACATTAATGTCAGGACCATGAAGTCCGTGAAGTCCGTTATCGAGACTACCATCTAGTTCATCACAACGGTTCATAAAAGTGGTTAAATCGTTGCTGGGCTCGCTGGTAACAGCAGCAACAAAATCAGAATATTTACTTAGATCGATTGGCATAATAGAAAACTCCCAGTGTCGTCAGTATAAACTGATGCAATCTGGGAGTCAAGGGTTATGAAGGAATTACCAACCAGCTGATGTAATGGCCACACGCTTCCAGGTATTGGTTGCTGTACAGACGTAGATGTAATTGGTGTCAGCAGCAATTTGCCCGGCTACGCCCACGGCTGTGGGTCCAGTAGGTGTTGTTGGCTTGGTAATGATGTTGCCGTAAAATTTCACACTCTGATCGTTTTCCACACCCACGGCCTGAGCCAATGAACCACCATCGACCTTGGTGTATACTGTGACATTACCACCCAGGCCATATTCTACGTTGGCACCAGTGGCGTGAAAGTTCAGACTGCTGACCTGTGTGAATACATTACCAACACCGTTGCCAGTAAATGCCATGCCTTCCACGTATCCTAGATAGTCACCACTTTTGACCGCATTGTCGCTGGTGAATGTGGTGTTGGCCACGATGTTGCCTCGGGCTGCGCTGACAGTATATCCACTTAATACACCCTGATCGGTATTTTGATAGCTGACATTGGCCAGCTGTAGATTACCCACAGTAACAGCATTATAACCGCCCAGTGCGCTGATCTGATTAACACCTGCATTTTCTATCTGCGACTGTGCGGTGGTCAGACTGGTATCATATCCCAGGAAGAACGCACCGTTGACAGTTCTGTTGTAATAAAATCCCGGATGACGCAGACTATTAAGATTGCGTGTCAGATCACGAATCAAGATGTTCTGACCATTATCCAGACTGGTGAATTCCAACATATAGTCGCCGACTGTGTCAAAACTTATCACACCAGCATCGTTATAGCCAGCAATATCGGCGATACCAATAGTAACACCAGGATTGGTGATGGGCACAGTAATGGTATGAGCTATGTCAGTTATGGTTATCCAGAGAACCAGTCGTCCCAGGATGGGAGTTGCTGGCCAACCAGTGAAGGCCAGAGTGATGTCTCCGTCGCTTTCCACATATTGTATATTACCATTGGCATAATTCAGTGTAACTGTACCGGACAATTGACCCTGATTGTATGAAGTTTCGTAGTAGGATTTCAGTGTGGGTTGATACAGTACACTACCACCCATGTCATTGCTCAGGGTTCCACCAGTCAGGCTGGTTTTCAGTATGGCTTTGTTCTGCAAATCTTCAATTTCAGATTTGGCGTAGCCCAGGTTATTGCGAACGTTGGTAAAGTTATCACGAAAGCCTTGACTAGCGTTATCTTGACCGGCCACTGGAAAAGTGCCGTCAATGTTAAAGGGGTTAATATTTGATGCCATTTGGTATTTGTCCTAGTTATCGTGTATTTATCATATATTTTTACTGGTTTAACTTAAAGTAACGTTGGCCCATTTGGTGCCATTGTATACTTGTATGTTGCCAGTATTATAGTTATATGCTGTCATACCACGCAGTGGTGTGCTGACAGCATTTATCTGTGTGGTTGTGAGGTTTGCAAATTGCAAGACACTGGTCAATGTCAATCTCATTGCCCTGATGTTGCCAGTGACTGTGACATTGCCAGCAGCGATATTTCCAGTGAACGATGAAAGATAACTGGTTACATTACCGTCACCGTAATTGGCAGCGTCATTGGCAAACAACACAGACACATTGGCCTGTAGGGTTTCAATTTCAGACTTGGCAAATACCAGACCATTCTGAATGGCACGATAATTATCGTGGAATCCGCGGGTATCGTTGTCCTGTCCAGCAATGGGATAGGTTACATCTATTGTGGTGGGATCGATCTGACTAGCCATTATTTAAAAACTCCGATTTTGGGGAACTTAAGGTATTTATTGTTGGATTCGGGCACTGAATAAGTATCTCTGTGACTGAAGAATTTTGTGCCATTATTGTCAAATTTAGTAAAGGTTCTCACAACACCAGTCTGATATGTTACTGGTGCATATTCAGGAACGCTGCGATTGGGTTGTAGTGTGGGATCATAGAATAGTATACTCTGTCCTCGAGTTGTTCCGCCATTGATTTGAACTTGTTCTCCAGGGATCACTTCTTCCACAAACTCTAATGTCACCACCTGTGTGGGAAACGCTGGTGGGGAGACCCAATCAATACTAAAGTCATACTGCCGTGTATCAAATCCCACCAGATCATTGCCGAAATCACTGGATTGTGTGGGCACCGTTACAGATTCTGGAGTGGTAATAGTCACACGCCAAATACCGGCACGATAATTGATTACTGATAATCCGCGATCTTTCTCCACAAATCCCGGCACCACTGTGCCGTCAGTGTAATTCCAACCATCGTTGACATTGGTGATGATGAATGGATTCAATACAGGGCTGTAATCTTCTTGTTGTAGGAATATTATAGTGTCACCATCTTGAAAACTGGTAACTCCATCCAGGCCGCCCAGACCACGCACACGGTTCACTGTCTGTCCGTTGATGTTGTCAAAAGGCAATCCAGATACTGCGTATGTTGCACTATGGCGTATTA